TTAAATCCATTTCCATAGTTTCTTTAGTGCATATATTGCCGCAATAATCCAAGTAAATGGAAGCGTTATTATGACTATAGTCAATTTTATAATCTCTTTTATCCAACCGAACATAAGGTAACCACCTTTCTTGTATTATTAGTGATTCAATTGAAAAAGATTCCGGTCTTGGGTGAAGATTATTAAAAAAAGATGGAATAAATTCTCATAGATTGTTTTAATAATTCTTATTCTTGAGTTTCCGACAATAGAGCATAGCCTTGAACGCTGCTGCATGTGGTTTTAATCTTTAGGGCTTCGTCTACTTCGCCGGAAAGGACTTCATGATATTCGCCAATATCGATATTTAACGGCATTCCTTCTAGGTTCATCATTCCGGTTTTTTCTTCATCTCCGAAGAGAAGTTGAATCTCGGAGCAGTGGCCTTCAAGATTTGAAAAATAGCTAGTTATCATCATCTTAGCCACAGAAAGCCAACATCCTGCTCTAGGAGTAGCTATTGTGAAAGTTGCGGCTTCGGAAATATCTATATCTTGTTCAATATCAATTTTAATCCATTTATAAATCATGATAAATCACAACCTTAAGAGCCTGTTAATTCCTTCGCGAAGAAGTCATAAGCTACAACTTTAGAGGACCCTGGGATTCTAATCTTTCTCACGAGAGAAAACACTTGAAAATTCTGGTTAACTATTTCGCTGTCTACTTCTTTTGTATAGCCTTTAATTTGGAATTGATCTAACGTTTCCATCTCATGATAGACCCGGCAATAATATAAATCTTCTACAATAACGCCAGCAAAGCTAAATTCAAGTAAATCGCTTTTAGTAGTCACTTCTTGAAAATAACATGGATAATAATTATATGCTGTTGTACTTTCTCCGGGTACTGAGATGAATTCGCCAGCCGCGTCCTTAGCTTGAATCTTTAGATCGGCTACAGTTCCTTCTAAACCTGTATATGTAGCCGTGAAATTTAGAACTTCTGTGATCGCGCACGGACTTACAGCCTTTGAATGAAGTGATCCTTCAGAATTCCAGTAATCCCAAACTACCGTTTTTTGAACTGGCGTCGAACCGTTGAGCATATTTAAAACTATTGAGACTTCAGTATAATAACCATGATCTTTTAATATGCAGTATAAACTAGCAGAAGGCGTTGTAAGGATTCCAGCATCCACAGGTTGTTCAGTGCCGGAAGGCGCAGGTGCATAACCATAGAATGCATCTGAACTTGCCCCTGTTGCACCTTCAGAGATTATCATTTTATTAGGCATATTAAATAATCTGCGCTTCATGTAATGAAAACCCCGGATTTGCGTTCTTTGTAGTCGTCATCAGCTTTTTGTGCATTTTCAAGGGTTCTGAGATAATTATAATAATATGAAGATCCAAGCCTATTCGCCGCGAATCTTGAAACGCTTGTATCCTGGTTATATTGGACTTTTGCCGCATTCCAATCAGGTTGACCGACTTGAATATAGTCCGCTATCAGATAAGCCAAAGCTCTTTTAGTGGTTATATCGCTAACTGTGGTTAAATTCAGGCGTATTAGATCGTTCGCGAATTCTTCCTCAGCCTGATCAAGGAGTTCTGTGAATTCGGCATAGAGCAAATCGGCGGTTGTGTTTTCTTCTGGTGTCGCTTCACTTTGAGCCTCGGTTTGGATTGTCTCAATAGTGGTTAAAATCTGCAAGGACTCTATAACATCAGCATCAGTAATTGCCATAAGGAAAACCTCAGAAAAATAGAAGCCTTCAGCTTGAAGGCAATCTATATCCAATTACATTTCCATTGGTGTTATTAATCGCGATGTAAATCTTACCGTCTGCCTGCTCAAACCTTGAGCTTTCAAGCGGGCCTATGAGGCGTGTGGTAGAGGCTGGAATGGTCAAAGATAGATTCCCCAGGCCCGAGCGGAAATAAACTCCTTTTTCCACAGTTACATTAAGACCGGCAGCGGCAGCGGTGTTAGCTACTAGAAGAATAAGACGGTTGTCTTTGCTGCTATTGATTTGCATTCCACTCGTGCTATTAAGGGTTGTAGCTGTGGAAAGGTTCACATAACTATCTGTAATAGCCTGAGTCTCGTTTATAGTGGTCTTAGCTTCGGCAAGGCCAGAGAATGAGGCAAACACTAGGATTATGATAAGTGTCGAAGGCCACAAAAAAAATTTGGACATTTTAGTCACTCCTTAAGCGGTTTTGCTGCAAGTCATCATTGCCAGGGCGGAGGGTCTAGTTACCTTTGCGCCAAACAAATGAAGGGCCTTTACAGCGTCGGAAAAAGCATCCTCGGGCCTGTAAGCTTCTACCTGATTGATCTGTTCGCCGTAGGTTACAGCGCCGCTATAGCCTGCTATAACCTTGTAGAGTTCGCCTTCGGTGTTGTTTACGTTATTGCTTTCCAGCACGTCAAAGCCAGCCACGCGCCCGACAGTGCCATTTCTAAGGGCTTCGCTAGATCCAGAAGCTGCAATATTGGTAAAACGATCGTCGCGAACTAATTTACCACAAAGCCAAGGTGGGACGATAACCCAACGGCCAAATTTCGGGCAATTGCTCTCATTCAAGGCAACGGACAAATCGACCAAATAATCGAAAGCAGTAGTTCCGGCAGTCGTTCCGGGCACAATGGGGCTTCCATCAGTTCCTATCTTATTTCCGGCGGCTACGTTATCTTCCATGATTCCGGCAACGTATTGATCGGCAACATCTCCGAGAGCGTAAGCAGCTTCAGCCATTGCAGCATCCATTACGCTTACAGCTCCCTGGGCTTTGTCTACATCGTCAACTTCAAAGTTGGTGTAGTTTGCTTGATTTATAACAAGTGTGGTTGCGGCATCAGAAAGAACATCAGGCTCAGCAATAGGGACATTCTTAGTGTAGGGCTTTGCAGTTACCGGAGCAATCCCGTTAATGTGACAAGTGTCACCCACATTCTTAATATCTCCGGTGTAATCTCTATTACAAACCCCAATCTGTGAATAAACAAGGGCTTTATTCAAATTCGCGAGGAGTCTAGCACTCCATACTTCGCCAATAAAATTATCAAGTGTCATTTGTATCAAACCTCATTAAATTTTATTAAATTCCCGACTTCAAAGCCTTTTGAACGGCTTCCCAGTTGTCGTTTATTTGAGATGGACTCATTTTTTTAATGGATTCGCGAGTAATTATAACTGGTTTAGTATTTGCAGGATTTGTATCGCTGCCTATCGGTTCCGGCGCTGGTTTAGAATTCTCTATTAATTGCTTGAATGAAGCAATCTCAGATTCCATTTCAGCTTGCGATTTCCCCGCAATCTTAGGAGCCCATTCTTGTGAAATGCCAGCTTTTGAAAGAAGATCTGTTTTCAGGGTATTGAGCTTTGTAGATTCTAGCTCTCCCTTAAGGTTATCTCTTTCAGCCGTAAGTGAGTTAATTGTTTCAGTATGTTTTTCCCTTTCGCGAAAAAGCCTTTCAGATATGATACTGTCAAGCTTTTCTTGCGTGAAAGTAAGTAATTTTGATTCTTCATCCATTTTGAAAACTCCCAGATTATGATTTGGCTCTGTAAACCAATAATATATTTTAATAATAATATTATTACTATATAAAGTTTACGCTTGAATATAAATGATTGAAATTAAATAAGGATAAATAGTGAATGATTATACTGATTGATTAAGGAGGGATATGATTGAGAAAAATAGGATTGGCATTAGTTTTAATTTTAATTATCCTGTTATCTTCAGGTGCGATGGCAAAGGCTGAAAAAATCGCAATACCGTACGGTAACTTAACTATTAACGTATCGTTTGACTTAGGAGATAATTCTAATTATATTAAAATTATTGAAGATCCAGAATATGCAGAATCGTATTCGGGAGTGAAATCCATAGCGAGAAAATTAAAATTGGAATTTAGTGATAATAACATGATGTATCTAATCTTAGAGGAAGATGAAATTCCTATCGATGCAAGCCCAGAAGCCAATAAACAATTTATTAAAGAATATTTCCAAGAATTGGGAATATATAATCCACTTATATATGATCGCATAATTGATAACTTACCGGGTGTACTTGGCGTTGGAAATAGAGGTAGTTCAAAAATATATCATGCGATATATTGGCCTGTTGGTCTTTGCCTTAATTCCAAAAAATGCATGGGATTTACTTCCTGTGAGATCAGATCCAATTGCGATTGGGATACTACAAAAAATATGTTAAATACGATTCATATTGAGTGATCAACAATGAACTCATTTCATCTTAGATTAGGAGGGAACAAATTGAAGAGAATAGGATTAGTATTTGTTTTAATGTTGCTGTTATCGCCAATGGCTTTTGCAATGACTAAAACGGTTGATTTAGGGCCATACAAAGTCTCATTTGATTTAGGTGTTCCTTGTTCTATAAAAGTGCAAGAACCAACGGAAAGTGAAGATTTGGCGGGCGGCAAATATGTAAAATACCAAGCAGATATAAAAAGCGGGAATGAAATCGCGGGAATCACGTTAATGGATTATAACCCGTCTGAACTCTGCAATCTAGTTGAAACGGATCAAATATATTTAAAATATTCTCTTAATACTATGGGTTGCCAAGGCGTTCAAGTAAGTCCGCGCACAATTGACGGTATACCTGGCGCATTGGGATATGCCTTAATTCCTCCCGCACTTGTTCAGGTATACTATGCGGAATATTGGCCTGATTACAAACAAGATTGCGGAAGCCTGAGATGTAATATTCTATCGTTTTTTCCGTGGGATGAAGGAACTTTGAATTTAATCAAATCGATACATGTAGAATTGCCATAGATTAAAACAATCTCAAAGGAGTGATTCATGTGAAAAAACTTACCTATTGGTTAATAATAGCGCTGATATTGATAGGCGTATCATCGGCAACGGAACAACCAAAGCAGAATTTAACCTACAACGATCATGGCCTATTTTTTTACATTCCCGCAAATTGGAGTATTGCAGAGGATGAACAAATTCATCGAATTCAATTTGACGGTACTCCAATGAATGATACAAAAATTGTGCTTACTGATGGCATTTCTGCAATAAGGATAGATATAGTAGAAATTCCTCAATTAAATTGGCTTAGAAAAGCTTTTGGAGAAGAAATATATCACCTAGAAGATGGATTAGGAAAATTTTACAGTAATCAGGTTTTAAATATGTCCGATTCTCGTCGGAGCAGTAGCGGCGGAACAGAATTAACCGTACACCCTGATGATTCACAGTATACGTATTTCAGAGTATTTGATGAAAATACGGAGTGGTTAGTTTTATGGACAAAACCCGATTACGGAAATAAGTTTATTGGAATTCATTCAATACACGATAGGAAGTATCCAACAGTAAAATTGAATATATACAAAAGAGAATATTACATGCAAACGTCACTATATATAATTTTGAATAATTTGACCGCAGGTGAACCGCTTGCTCAAAGTATTGTAGACAAGGATTTGATTTCAAAAGTTTAGCTTGTTAGTTAGTGGAATGAAATTTCATTCCACTGCTATTTCATTTTTAAGCTCCTCAGCTTCAGGCCCTTCTAAGTTTGATATTTCGGCAAGCTCTTTAGGATCTTCTGGCAAACCATCGCGCCAGCCGATAGCGATTTCGTTTATTTCCACAGCACCCTCTACATTCTTTAAAACCTCAATCTGAGAAGCTATTCTCAAGGCTTTCTTTATCTTGGGATCAATTGACAGTTTCAAGCGGTTAATCTTTGAAAGAGTGCTGATGAGGAGCCTCTTTAAAGCTGCTGAAGAATCCGCACGCTGCAAATTTTTAGTTTCACCAAAGAGAACAGAACTTGTTTCACTCAAAGCATATAGCTGATCTAAGAGAAAATTCATCTGCTCAAAGGCACTATCAAGTTTCCCGTCCCAAGTGATGTATTCCGGCGCTTTCTCACCAGATTCCAAAGGCCAAAACTTCCCGCCGCTAGTGAAAATCGGCTCTCCTGTGTCTGGATCGTTGATAAGACAAGACTCAGGCCCGGCCATGTTTGGATCAGAATGTTTGTTTAATATGCGTGTTATCTGGCATATTCTTAACTCTAATTGTTCAATTAATGAGTTTATATCTTCATAATCTGATTGTCCAAAATAATTATCTGAAGTTTGCAAATTGAAGATTGGAATAATCAAGAACTCAGTAACGCCGGTGCTTTGTTCGTCTTTAAGGTTTTTATATCTTGGATGAGATGAAATAGGCTTAATCTGTTTTCCGATTTTGCCATTATCAAGCTCATAGAGCCTATTCTCAATCTTCCCGAGGCTGTGAGCCTCCGCGCGGAGGTAGCTAATCTTCTTGCCTTCCCAATCAACCTCATCAAAGGTCCAGGCTAAAACATGGTATTGAATCTTTTTAATATTATCTGGATTAACCACAGGATACCAGAAGGCAGGGTTTTGGCTTTCAATAGTAGCTCTCTCACCATCGAATCCTATTTTTATAATGCCAGGAGAATATCTTAAAGTATCAAGAGTTACTTCATATCCTACATTATAAAAATCATTGTATTCTATTAAAGATTTAAGATACTGATCGGAAGTACCTGAGGAAATGTTAGGTGTCTCGCCCCAAAGCAAGTTACAGAAGGTGCTCGTGAGCCTCTTATGCCAATTCAAGGAGAAGGCTAGAACGGAGCTTTCATCTTCTCTTAGGAGCCTGTTAAGGTCTCTGAAAACGCTGCTATGAAAACCCTCGAAAAGGAGTTTATTCTTTTCATAGCTTTCAAGTCTTAACTTTGTATCTAAATCGTTTGGCGGCCATTCTTTTCCAGTTGATAAGAAATTTAAATTTGTTAACAATAAAATCATCTCTTTGGTAAATCTACGGGCATTTTATTATAATTATGATTGAAAATTTCTATAGCACCATAACGCAAGCTATCGGTTGCATGGTCATCCACTTTCACGGGCCTGTCAATGCCTATTGCTTGCGCTTTATCATCCCAACAGTATGATTGGATTTGTTCTATTAATTTAGTACAATTTTTATAAATTAAAAGATTACCATCTGCTAAGGCTTTTGCAGTTATACGAATTCCGTCTAAAACTTCGTTTTGGGCATCCCCTACACGATATTTCTTTAGAGATCTTAGCTCTTGGCGATAGGACGCGGCGCTCGGATCTATTAAGATCTTCTGAGGATATTTTCCTTCTAGGAATTCAATAAGATCCTTCGCATACTCTTTATCAGTCTTTTGCTTTCCGGCTTTGCGGCTATCATAATAATACTCTTTATAGACATACCATTTCCCTTTAGAGCGTCCGAAAAGAAGGAAACAGGTAGCGTTTGCCGTGCCATAGTCCACAGAACAATATATTTTATCAAACTTTTCAGACGGCAATTCATTTACAACGTTTTTATTAATATCGAAGGAATCATAAACTGCGCCAGTAGCGGCAACCCACAAACCTAAGATATACCTACTATACCACAAACCAACGTATTCTTTTTTAAGATTTTCGACGTATTCAGGATCAATCGAAGGATTGTCAGTTAATAAGAAGTGAAAAACATTTAAGCTGAGTTCGTTAATTCTATCAATATATTTGACTTTGAGCCAATGTCTAGGGCTTTCAGGGTTAGCGGTTCCAAAGAATTTAGCTCCTTTGACTGATAAACCGGAAAGCATCATATTAAAAAATGATTCCGGCCAAAGGGGTACTTCATCGCCGTAGGCTCCGGCTAAGGTCCGACCTTGAATTTTTTCGCGGCTGCTTTCATCTACAGCTCCCACAACGTCTATTTTTCGACCATAAATGAAAACTTCACCAGTTATTCTATTATATTTATAATTTTTAGGGCCTACGAATTCCGCAATAATGTCTAATACATTTTTTTCTAGCGTTTTCTGAGTACGTCCGCACATCAGGAGCGGGCCGGGCGGAGCTGTGATAACATATTCAATCCAGCGGATTATGCTTGAGATCGTCTTACTGCTCCTTTTCGCTCCTTCCCACAGGTTTAGACGTTTATTTGAATGCAAAATTGAATAGCGAGCCTTGCCAACTGGAAGATCTAACAT